ACCTGCCTTTGTAGTTACAGAAGTACTTGCCTTTATAATTTGTGCGCGGTCGTACACATTAACACTTGCGTTATTAGCCCAGTAGTACATTGCTGCGCCACGAGGGTTAAAAATTAAATCTTCTCCATAGTTTGACTGACTCCACAAACGCAACTGAATGCCAACGCCAGTAGTCGCAGGAGAGCCGTAACCTGTGGCAGTTGACGGATATTGATATACGGCATCTCCGTTAGAGTGTGTCGCTGCCGTACTTTGGTACCCGCGAGTTATCGTGCCAGCAAATGTAGTTGCCGTTGTAGATGTGTAGGTAATGCCCTCAGTACCAATCCAAATAGTTCCGCTAGAAGCAAATCCTGTTGTGGATGCCACAGTAATAGCCGAAGTTGAACTAGACGTTATTCCGCCGTTAAGCGTAGTTGTATAACTTGCGCCAAGCGAACCACCATACCCACCAGCGCCGTAGCCTGTACCGTAAGTAAAGTTTGTATTGCCTGTACTTATTTGATAGTTAGCTACTGTAGCGCCACCTCCATTACCAGAGTCACTACCGTTAGCATTGACAGATGCAGTTATCGTATAGGTGCTAACACTAGGTACGGTTTGTATTTGGTATTCTTTATTAAGTACCGCCGCAGTAATGTTGCCACCTAAAGAGGTAGCGCCACTAAAAATTACAAAATCTCCAACTTGCGCACCATGCCCAGCATTAGTAACTGTAATTGTGGGGGAGCCGTTAGTAGCTGCAAACGTAGCAGCGCCCGCCGATGTTGTTAAACGAATAGGAGTTACATCGTTATATGAGCCGCCCAACGAGTTTTGGATGTATACCTTAAGATTTGTAGCTACTGATAACAGGTTATATCCAGTGAGGTTAATCCAATTCCACAAAGATTTAGCAATACCCCAATACGAACCAGAAGGCACAGTAGCAGACGTAGAAGTACCACCAGATGCAAATGTTCCTGTCGGTGCGGTTGAATAAATAGTGCCGCCGTCAACTTGCCAGCCACCGATCTTCTCAGGATAGCCAGAACGGAAACGAATTTTGTCGCAGTCGTACCAGCCACCCTCATTCGAGAGAGTTGTGCCCTCGCGGTTTACTCCGGGTCTGAACTGCAGTTTCTGTAATGGCATTTCGCATCCTATGACAAGAAAAGGGCACGCTCATCTTTACGGCGTGTTACAAGCCCTTTAAGTTCTTTCCCGCCTGCCTTAGTGTATTTCAAGAACTCGTCTGCCGCCCCTTCCATATCGCCGCGAAGAACTTTTTGACGAAGCGTACTACGCTGGAGTGTGCCCAACCCGACGTTAAAAGAGAAAGAAACAAGCCCATCAAAATTACCTTGTGTAAGACTGACAGGACAGAGAGAAGACACCCCGCGTTCGAAACGCTGCAAATCAGCTCTAAGGATTGCATCAACTTCCTCCATCGTAAATACACGGTTATCTTCTGGGCGCAACATGAATGTTGGCCTTTGCTCTACTGATATCTTGGTCTGCTCTGGGTACATCAGATGCCCCACTCCCACAGTCCAGAGGTACACAGAGTCGCGGTAAGGCTTTTGCCTCACCCCCTCATGGTGCTTAATGTCCTCAATACAGCGTTGGCTGATGTTCATTTTTTCTCAAACGCCTGTGAACCGAACCAGAAGGCTACGATTGAAGCCCAGATCAACTGGGTATCGTTATCCCATAATTGGTCTAGACATTCTGTAAAAGGCACGTTGCTATGCCATGCGTAGAGGAAACCAGCGATGTCCACAAAGACCAACAGCAAGAACATGCCATAGGTAAGGGCAGGGCGCACCATAGCGCGGGCGTTAATCACCCATGTAGACGCGCCTTTGCTGATTTCTATGTCATGGGCATACAGGGCTTGGCGTTCTTGCAACTTGGCGTTGACCTTAGCCACATTAGCCTGTTGGGTGGCGACCTCAGCCTGCACCTTAATCTCGTCTAGGTGAATAGCCTCAATGTGTTCTTGGGACTCAAGCCCCGCCTTTTTCAAAGCCAGCTCACGCTCGGTCTGCATAGAGGCCAAGGCAAGTTCATGCGCCTTATCCGCACGGTCTTGGAAGAAGTCGAGCAGTTTAGGCAGACCCCCCATGAGGAAAGACAGTAGTGTTGATAATAGTGTCAGCATTATTTTTCCTTTAGTTCCTGTTTCAGTTTACGAAGTTCGGCAATCTCTTTCTTGAGCTGTGCCCGCATATATAGGGTTTCTATGTACGCCATTGAAGTTACTCCAACAATCAAACATAGTGATACCGCTGTTAGAACCCACCCGACAAGACGCGCAGTTGCCACATTAGCCACCCAAAAATCATAGAAATGAACATCACGGCAATTACCCCACTTGTTATTTCAATGAACTCAATTTGCTTCAACTCTTTCTTATGTCTAGCTAGCCTAGCCTTGCGAACCATCTCCGACCTAGCCCACTCCTGCTCTTGTTCAATCTTGGCGTACATCTTTAGAAACCGCGTATAGATTGCTTTCAATTCTTTCGGAGCATATGTTGTCATCTGCTCCCTTATCTGCGCATGCAAATCCTCTAATTGCAATTCAACTAGCGCACGCTCAATGGCTTTCTTGCTGGTGTTCTGGGTTGGGTCGTAGTTGGTTTTGGATTCCTCCTCTAGTGCAAGGTAATAGTTTTGGAGTTGTTGTTGAATGTCAAAGAACTCACCCATTTGCTTACCAACATCATTGATAAGTTTGAGTTTAAGTTCTTCGTAGGATTGCTGTTTGGCTGCGACTGTTTTGGCTTTCTTTTGCGCCACAGGCTTAGTCGGCTCTGTATACTTAACTTCAGGCTTTGTATACTTAAACAAACCCAAAAACCAATCGAAGATACCTTTGATGGCTTTAACATCTCCGATGACCTGCTCGGCTGTTTTCTTTGCCCCTTCCAGCTCCATACGGCCTTCGTGCAGAAGAGCGCACCCCTGCTTGATAAAGCCAACGGCAGTTTGCGCTGCCATGAGGAGAGTGAAGGGGTCCACACCTTAGTATTTACCCTCGGCAAACACATTTACAAACACGGTGCCGTCTTCCAAGGCTTCAATCTCATGCCACTCTGCGGCTTTGAGGTTTATTGGTTGTGTGTTTTTGTCAATGACTTTCTCAATACCTTCTTTGCGTATGACGCAACTACCTGCGTGACACATGGTTAGATGTGAGTAAGCGTGTTCATGGCGTGGCAATCCCTCGCCTTTGTTGGCGTGATAGACGTTGACGGTCGCACCGTCATACGTGACTTGATGTATCGGGCTGACTGGTTGTGTCATTTTCTTTTTCCGTTTTTACATCCATCCATTTGCCTGTGTAACCCATAGGTGCGTTTATATACCTAACTTGCATCACCATTGTTCCGTCGTCTTTTTTGACCATACGAAACTCAGGTGAGGAGTTTGGATATATTCCGTAGGTCATAGCGTTTGTGCGCCTTGCGTTTGCGGTTGGGGTTGTGTGGCAGCCAGCGGGTCTACAAATGGTGCGATTGGGCCAAATTCACCTGCTTTTGCTCGGTTGTATAAATCTACGCCATGTGGCATTGGGTCATAAGATGTTGCGCCAAACATGTGTTCTTCGTTAAATTCTTGCCATTTAACTGTAAGCATAATGGCTTGCCCATCGTTACTAGCCCATACAGGGTTTTTTGCGTATTCAAGAGTAAACATTTGTTTTTCCTTTTTAAGAAACTCTACAACCAATTCCAAGCATGTTAAATCCATTTTGAGTTGAACTAGCGTTCATCCACTTCCAAGTTCCAGATAATTGATTGTTAGAGTTTATTGATATAGCATTACAACTATTCCATGTATAAACTACGGCTTGCACTTGGTCATTACCGGAACCCGCAGAATAATTATTTCCAGCAGTTTTAGTTCCACTAAAGTTATTTGTAGACATAAAACAATAACTTCCCACAGTATTAAATGATGGACAAGCAACACTTAATGTTCCAGTAGATGTGATTGTTCCACCTTGCAATCCATTACCTGTTGCTACTGAAGTAACAGCCGAGGTTAGCCCAGCAGAACTTTGTGTGGTTGAATCGTTGAACGTAATTGACGTTCCGCCTACAGTAATTGCCATGTTTTACTCCTTATGGTGTTCCGCCCGCAGTATGCGAACCTAGGGTGACTAAATTGCCAGATGAATCCAAAGATGCGATTGTGGTTGTACCATATTTGAATACTAATTTACCGCCGGATTCTAATATTGAAAAATTGGTTGTAATAACACTTCCAGCAGGGGGTGCTGATGATGACGTCCAAGTTGTTCCATTTGAAACCAAAACATTCCCGTTAGACCCCGGTGCTACAAACTGCACAGAAGATGTACCGTTACCAAGAATGACATTATTAGCTGTTAAGGCCCCTAAACCAGTACCACCTTGAGGCACTGTAACAATTCCAACAGAAGTTAAATATGATGTGGCATTAACTACGTCCGTGCCGTTAGACACAAGAATAAGCTTTGAGCCGTTAGCAACCGATACACCAGTCTGTCCACTGACCTTAACCGTGACGGCGTAGCCGCCGGTTGTGTTGTTGTAGATAAAGTACAGCTTTTTGTTTGCTGGGACAATCAGATTACGTGCTGCTGTCAGAGTGCCAGTGCACTCAATGAACATGTTACGAGCAGTGCCGGACGCTCCGTTAGGGATTGTGATGACTGTATCAACGCCGTCGGTAATAGTCTGAGTGACGTA